CCCTAAATTGTTCAAAATTCGTAAATTCGATCCGGCGTCATAGGCGCAAAACTTGCCCGGGGCGTTAGTTATCGCCGCGTTCGCCGAAAGAAAAATACTCGTAACGACCGCGTTATAGTCCCAATGGGCCTCGATAATTTCGGGCGCCGTCGAGCTAGAAACTCGAACCGCGAGAAAGGTGCCGCAACCGTACGAGGTCGACGGCATATTGTAATATTCGCCGTCGGCGAGCTCGATAGGCGCGATTTGCTTTTTGAGTATGCCGCCCTCTTGAATATCGATCGTTCCGTTGCGAAGTATGATTTGTTCCCAGATTATCGGACTATCATCGGATAGTACCCAATATGACCCGTCGCTCGCTTGCCTCGCGACTTGCCCCACGTTCGCCGACGACAAAACGATCCCACTACCCTCGCTAGTGCCCGCCTCGCGATCGGCCCGATCGGCATACTCCAAATTATGGATCGCATGCCTCGCCCCCGCACCTACTAAGTTGTGACTTTCAATCGTCATGCCAAAAAAGCCCCCGTTCCGTCGTCAATTAGGAAGTAACCCGTTTCGTCCTCAACTATCACGTCGACGTAATCGACAAACAACCCGATCCAGAGGTGCGCCGGGCAAATTTTCAAAAGTAAATTCTCAAATTCGCCTTGCCTGGCGCTATTCACGAGCGCCGCCTCGCCAAAGGTCGCGCCGCCGAAATACACGAAATAAGGCCACAAGAGGGGGTCTTCGGGCAATTCGTATTCTTTGCGCAAAATGATAAACCCGTCATACTCGCCCGCGGTCGCGTCGGCCTCGCCGCACTCGGCGACCGCCTCGCCGCATGCGCACAAATACAGTCTTGTGGCTATATCGATTTTGTTGACTAGCCAATAGGGTGAGTTACCCAGTGGCGTGCGCTCGCCGCATGCCGCCGAGTCTTCGCCGCATTCGGCGAGCGTTTCGCCACATAGGCAAGCGACGCCGATTAACCAGTTGCGCGGGTCGCGGGCCTCGGGCGGGTCGGTTGCAGGCACCCACCATTCATGGATGTAAACGTCGAAATCGTTGTCTTGTAGCGTGTCTTGAAGGTACCTAGGCGATTGCCCGCCTATCGCCGCCCACGTCGCCGCGAGGCGGGCGCGCCGTTGGTCCTCGTCGAGGTCGGTATCGGGTAAGCCCCATTGGTATTCCCACGCGGCGAGCTCGCGTGTCGATTCTGGGAATAAATCGAGATAAACGAGGTCACAATATTCTTTGACGTCGGCGGGCAAAGTGCCGAGGCCCTCAAAAAATTGACGTAACGTCTTTTCAATGGTAAGGCGCCAGGCCTTGCTATCAGGCAATAAATGTTTAAAGACGTTTAGCCAACTTAGCGTCATGCGAATACCACCGTCGCCTTGACTTTTTCGCCCTCGCCGAGGGTCGTTATCTCAAACGGCACGCCGCCGACCTCGAGCGCAACCCCGGTGAAAAGGCCCCCCAAACTTGAAACAACGTCGTTAACCACGCCCGCGACGCTTGCCTCGTAAATTTGATCCTTGCGAACGCCGACCGACCAACCCGCGATATACGGCTCACGCGATAAGTACCACGCCTCGACGGCGTCAGTTATGGCGGCCTCGGCGACCGTTTCATTATCAACTGTGAGGCCCGCAACCGTTACGGTATGAGCCGTGCGTGTTATCGGCAAGCTATTGACGTACGAGCTCGCCGGGCGCCTCGAGGCGAGGCCCGCGTCGTCGAGCTCGATCGCCGCGGCGACCTCGAGGAGCTTTGCGGCGTCGGGTATGCCGTCGGCGTCGAGATCGGTCGATACCTCACTATACACATTAACTTGCCCGGGGTCGCCCGTGTACGGGTATACGTTAACAATACCCGCAACTATCTCGCCCCAAAGCGAATAATCGGCATAGGCGCCCCCTTGCGGCGGCGTTTGAAAGCGGGCGAAAATTCGGCTTTTGTAAACCTCGAGATCCTCCTCGTCGACGCCAAAAACCGTCGTATCACTGATTATGCCGTCGCGGTCGATGTTCGCAGGCGGCGACACAAAAGATACGACCGTGTCGTCGTCGAGATTGCCTACCACGCCCGCCCCGTTGCCCCCCTGTTGGTCTCCGCTCGCCTTTATTGTGACTGTCTCGCTTACTGGCGCGCCGCCGCCGCCATAGGCAACGTCGCCGACCGTGGTATAGATCACTCCATTCGCGTCGCATAAAACTGGCGTACCGCTCGCCAAAGTCGAGGCGCCCGTCGGCAAAATTGGATAAAACGTAAATTCGAGCTCGGCGGCAACCGCCGCGGTCGGCGGGCCGACACCCATCATAATGCCGAGCGCCTCGGCCGGTTTTATCTTTTTGCCGTTTATTTCGGTTTCATCGTTCGTCGCGGTTTCGACAAATAATTGAAGAAACATAAAGCCACAATACTTATAAAGCAAAATGTAAACGCCGCCGAGCGCCTTGCTCAGTACCCGATTAAACGCTCGCGGCAATAGCGGGATCGTTTGACTCAATACCGCTTCTAATTGGGCGATTATGAGATCATTTATGTCTTGCGTTTTTTGGGTTTGCAACGTCATATTGTCGACTCCCAATTTTCGGTAAATTCGTAATCCGACCGTTTGCCGTCGGCCTCGATCCCTATTGTGATTTTAATCTGATTTCGCGCCGGGATCGTCGCCGCGACGGTTATTTTGTCGGCGATTTTGGTATCGACAAAGGCCCGCTCTATATCCCGCTTTGCGGCGCCCTCGACGAGCACTAAATTTGCGCTCGAGGCGGGCAACCCTTGGATCAAATTTTGATACTCGCCGCGGTAGTGCCGCGCGGGATCGGGCTCTGTCCAGTTACCCCACCATTGTTTTGATTTGTCGTCGCGTCCGGGGTCTTCGACGTTGCCCCCGTAAAGGGTCAAATAGATCATAGTGTCGAAACCCGCGGTCATTTCTGTAATGCCGCCGACGATATTTATATCGCCATCATTATCGCTTTGATAAAGAAGCACGTCGCCCTCTTGAGCGGGATTGCCTGCATATGTATCACTTGCGCCCATTAATCCCCCTCTACGCTATCTTGACCCGCGTCGGCCACCTCGACAACGGCACCCGCGACCGCAACCGGAGCCCCGCCGCCGCTTGGCACGCCCTCGCACGCCATTGTCGCAAAGTCGCCCAATCGAATAGGCGCGAGGCCGTCGACGCCCACGTTTTGGGCCGTCGCGGCGATGCTTTGCGGCGCCGTCGTCGCAACCGACCCGTTAACGTATCCCGTCGCATTGCCCCCCGTAAATGTATAGAGTAAGGCGTCGACGTGCACGCCCGCCTCGTCAATTTTCACCGTCGCGCTCGCCGTCGACGTAATCGTGAAAGTACCGCCCGAAACGGTCGACCCGCTTTTGTGGCCTATGGCGCCGTCGGCGTTCATAATTGCGATCATGTCGGCGCCTCAACCGTCAAGTGTCCGTTCGCTGAAAAGACCCCATTGCTGGCAAGCTTAAAATTGCCCGACCCGTTCGATACCAGAATCTCGCCGCTCGCCTTTATGTGGATTTTCGCCACCTCGTCGAGCTCTTCGCCCCCTCGCGCATATAGATAAACCTCGCCGCCGGCGGCGGGATTTTCGAAATTGACGTTAATATACCCTACCGTCGCGTATTCGCCGCCCTCGAGCTCGACACATATCGCGATATCGCCGTCGACCGGTTTGGACAATACGCCCGCGGGCGAGGCGTGCAAAGCGGTTGCGACGTCGCTCGCGCCAAAGTCGACGGTCGCCTCGTCGGCGAGCTCGCCGTCGACCTCGACGGCCTTGATTTGCCTAAAAGTGCCTAATCGTCCCATGGCAACCCCTCAGGTTCGACGCCCGTAAACGACCCCGGTAAAACGAGCTCGAGGCGTGCGACCTCACTCTCGGCGTTTTGCTCGAGCGTCACGTCACGAATCAAAAATTCGTATGGTTGATAAATCATAGCGTCGGGATACTCGAGCATTATAGTGGTATTTGGTGCCCACAAATCGCCTTGCGGGTCGCGCCACGTTGCGACGTCAATCGAGTACGTTACCACGTTCGCGAGCATACGCCCGTAACGGCTCTCGGCGGCGACCGCGGCGTCGGCCTTGCGCCCGTTCTCGGCGATAAAATTCGAACACCTAAAAACGCCCCGGGCGTTCGGATTGGTTAGCGTATAACCGGCCCCCCGTGACCCGAGCTTAGTCGATTTGAGCGCCGTTATATGTGAAAAATATTGTTGCGGATTTTGCCCGCTTTGCTGGCAACCTAAAAGCGGTTGCGCCCCCTGGCGAAGCGAGGCGACCGGCGACCCGCTCGCGACGGCCTTTTGAAACAAAAGCTCGCCGAGGCGGGTATCGGTGATAACAAGATTACGCTGTTTCGCGAGCTCAGTCAAAAAAGTCGATAAAGTTTGCTCGGCGCCGAGCTTGACGCGACGAAATACCGCGCCCGGATCGGCGTCGAAAACTACGTCGACGTCATAAAATCCCGCGACTCGCTTCGCAATTTGACGCAAATCGAGGCCGTTTAGCTCGATAGGAAACGAGCTTATCGGGGCGTTACAATCATTTAGGACGCCCGGGAAACCGTAACCCGTGACCGTTACGACACTGCCCCCCGTTTCGCCATTTGCGACGGGCATGACTAGAGTACCCGTAAACGTCAAAACGCCGCCGACGAGCATATTTAAGGCCACATAACGAAGGGGTCTAAACGCCTCGCGAAATTCGGGCGAGCTTGGTTCGAAAGGTGCCGAAAAAGTCGCGCTCGAAATTTGATCAATCGAGCGTTTGATCTGAACTTGTGTCCAATGTGCGAAACTTTGCGCGTCGATCTTGACCTCGACGTCGTTCTCGCCGCCCGTCGTACCCTCTTGAGGGGCGTCGCTCAATACGCCCGTGTCGGCGGGTACCGTCAAAATTTGGCCCGCCTTGAACGGTTCTATGGCCCCCGGATTGGCCCGCCTTATTTTGGGCGATTTGAGATCGTCGCCGTATACCCGCCTCGCGACTTTTAAAAACGTATCGCCCGCTCGCGTCTTATACGTAGTATCGGACACGACGCCCCCTCGGTATCTCTAAAATTTCCGATCCCGTAAACTCATTTGAATTTATGAAAAAGTCGATTTTGTTTTCAAAGTCTTGCCCGTATAGCTCAAACCCGAGGTCGATTATAGTGCGAGCTCGCGTCAATACGATCGCCCTTTCTTGCTTGAGCGTGAAACTGATTTGGACCAAATAACCCGCCGCGAGGCCGACGGCGTCAAATAGCGCCTGATACGCCTCGCCCGTGTCGAGCGAGCTCGCGCCCGGTACCGCGTCAGTATCTAGCGCCTGTATTGCCGCCCAATTGGCGTCACGCCAGGCCCAGTACAAATCCCATTGCTCGAGTAGTGAGGCGGCGGCGGCGAGCGCCTCGCCTCGGGTCTCAAACTGGTTATTAAGTACCGATACGACTAAACCCGACACGTACCCGCCGACAAATTGCTCGCGAGTCAAAAACAAATTCGCGTCGCTTGTCGTCGCATCGGGGCGGCCGTAAATTTCGGCGGCGAGATTGGTATAAGCCTTGAGCCTATCTCGGATCGCGGCGTTCGCCCGTGCGGGCGCCTGGATACCTACCTTGATTTGAAAAGCGAGCGTCAAAGGGTCGTGCACTAACACGTCAATACCTCGGTTTATCGAGTCGTTTACCGCGTTAAATTGATCGTTCGCTTTCTCTGTGATTTTGGCGATAGTGCGCAGTTTGTCTTGTACCGACCCTAGCGTCGATAGGACGCGGTCTTTAAAAGTGACAATATCCGAGGCGCCCGACAAATCGATCTGTCGCTCAAATTGGGCGGCGCTCGCCGCGTTGAACGCGTCGATTGACGCCGATACCGACCCCGAAAGATCCTTATCGGCACTTGGGTATATCTCGATTAGCGATTGCCAAAAATCGACCTGTATCACGACTTGATTCGCGGCACTTTTGAGATCGTCGCGGCGGGTTATCTCGCCGAATGGTACCACGTCGAACGACCCGTACAAAGGATGCTCGAGGCGCCCGAAACCAGGCTCAGCGAGCAAAGTTTCAAACCCATCGGCCTCGACGTCGCACTCGTCGCCTGCAAAATAACACAACATGGGGAAGCGGCGGCCCGACACGCCGCGACTTTGGATATAGGTGCCGTTCACGTTGGCGAAATCATATGCGGTCGTTTTGTGCGTCCAACCGACCTCGAGATCCTCGAAATCGAACGTCAAGCGGTTGCCCCCTGGCGAGGTATACGCGGCGTCTTTTATGCGATCTTCCCACGTCATTAGTACGACCCCGTCCTATCCAATGTGAGG